TATCTATTAATGCCATTATTGTTTCCTTTTTAGTTCCATGATAGAACCCATCGTATTGTCATAATTTGATTTGGTGTTTTAACTGCTTCTGGAAATACTCTTCTTGCCATCATTGTTCCATCATGTGAAAACAATCCAGCCTCTGTATATAATCTAGCTCCACCACCATTACCTTCTGTCTTATCTAAAATAAAGATAAATTCAACCTGTTTCTTAATAGTATCAATGTTGAAAGTACAACCAGTTTTTCTGAAAGTTTCTACTCTAAGAGTTTGATCTGTAAGAGTAGGAAATACAAATTTATTATCAACTATTCCTGCACTACCAAGCGCAATAGTATCAATCACTTTATTAGAATCACCAGTTGTGACCAATCCAGCTAAAATACCAAATCCAACATCAACAATCATATTTTTATCAGAGAAGGTATGAACTATTTCACCTTCTTCTGATATCTCTAAATTGAATATACCCTTACTTGGTTTGATAATATCTTTGGCTTTAGTAGTTGATGACAAGAGTTTTTTTAATGTATCAAACAATTAGTTCTCCTACTTTTTAACTATTTAATTATCTGATATAGTATTCATAGAAGCTAAGTCATTTGAAACTATATACTTATGCATAACCATTTTTCCACCATAGTTAGAAATACATCCACCATTAGTAACTAAATCACGAGTATTTGACCCGTAGGCTTTATTTGCAGAATACCATACACTATCAGGGAACTTCCATAAAGGTTCAATAACTCTAGTCTGTTTCATCAATTGTGTTTCATCACTTCCAAAATCAGTTATTTCTTGATTTATTGTAAATTTGCTAAATGTTATCTGTCCAAAATCATAATATAGATTACCAGAACTTGTATATAATTTTCTAGGATCAAACATTGTTGCTTTAACTGCTAAATAATTTGAATCAGATCCAAGTGACCACAAAGGATAAAATGGCTCTATAGCATTATTATTTGTATTCTGATATGCTTGGTTGGCATAGATTGGTGTATTTGTTAATTCAGCTCCGGGTATTTCAAATGCCATCATAATACTAAATGCTTCATTTTTTGAATATACTTCTTTTACATATCGTACTACCATCTGAGTAAACTCTATTTGCCAACCAGCAGGATGACAAAATGGCTTCACAAAATTATAAAAGGCTTCCATATCAATATCAGCTGTAATTGTATATTTAAATGGTAACACATCTTCTTGTAAATCAACATAACTTCCTGTTAATCCTGCATCTTTTAAATTATCAATATCCTGTTGAATCAATATAATTTCTGCTGGTGTAAGATCAGGATTTTTTAACATCTCTATTAGAGCTGAATATGTATTACTTACACCTGGCAACAAAAATGTCAACATATTAATCAATACGTAATAGAGTGATATAGTGCCCTTTTTAAGGCTTAGGTCTTTAGCAACCTTTAACATATCCTTTCCAGCTAGAAACTCTTTAGAATCGTCAAGCTGTAACTGTGCAAGGTATGTATTAAAGTAAATCTGAGCAATTGCATCAGTTGTTATCTTATCTGGATCAACAAGATCAAGAAGATTGTTATTTAGGCTATCTTGAACATCTTGAATCTGTGTCAACATAGCCTTTACAATACCATAATATTGAGGTGCTTCGCTCCTAAATGTTTCAGGGACAAGTACCTCTGCAAGATCAGATAGTTTCTTTTGAATCTGAATTTCAAATGGATTACTATACATAGGTAATAGTTCCCAATTTGATATATGAATTATAGACAGCTTTTATATTGAATGATGGTGAATATGTCATATCAATCGAAACTGATGTTCCAAATATAGAAGCAAAAGTTGGATCCATATACAAAGTTGATTCACTTACATTAAATACACCAATAGTGATTCCATTATGAGTAACATCTTTATATCTTACTCCAAGAGTTGTATATTCAGATCCAGTAGTTAAAAGATGTCCCGCTATAGTAGCAGAGAATGAAATGTCAATATCCTCATTTACATCATATACTTTTACCCATCCATTTTCCATATATGAAACAAGATCAACATTATTTTCTGGAACTGGTATTTGAACTCCAGCTTTTTCAAGATAATATCTTTTAGCACTATTTGGAATAAATATAACTACTTTATTTGAATCATTAACATTCTGTGAAAATAGGTTAGCTGTCCATATCATCTTTGGTTTTAGCAAAACTTTAGATGAAGCAAAAGCATCATTACTAAATACTGCCTCAATTTCTTTTGTGATCTTTCCCTCATACACATAAGAATTAAAATCACTCAACTTTGTATTAAAATATGATGTAATAACATTTGTTATCTGACTCTGTCTAGTAAGTACATTTGATAAATTACCAAGGATAGTAACATCAAAATCAACACTAAAATATGCAGGATACCAAATTATTCTTTTAGTTGAAATTATTCTATTTTCAGCAAGCATAGATAATACTGAAGCTTCATCAGCTGGAGGAAGAATACTTACTGATGTATCTTGTGGAATCATACTCAAATATACATATCCAAGCTTTTCTGGTGTCATCAATTCTCCACCCCATGCTGTTGCAGTTGAGACTAAAGAAGATTTAATCAAGAAAGCCTTATAATCCATTTCATTAACTTCTCTATTTCCAGTATTGAAAAACAATGGAGCATTTGCTTGAATTGATGAGATACTTTCCATTGATTGTCCACCAGTACTAGCAGATAATACAACTGGGGTGAAATCAGTTACTTTAGTTGTTCCAACATAAATATCAAAAGCAGGTACACAAGATGAAATACCATTAGCAAGACTTCCATTAGAAATAATAAATGAAAATCTTATTGTATCTCCTAGCACAAACGAATTCCCTAAATTCCCAAAGAAACTAAATGCTTGTACCCATTTAGTATCAACATCATAAGTCTCATAATAATATGGTGAATCTTTTCTAAGATTAAGTAATGATGACACTTTTGTCCATGCCTCAGACCAAACTGTATCAGCTGCTCTTTTTACATACATATAGACATGATCATTCTCAATATTTTTATATCCTAGCATAAAACTGGTTGATTCTACTGATGGAGCTATCTCTAAATCTGTATCTTTGACCCAATCAATATATTCACCCTCTACAAGAGTTATATCTTTTGTATTGTTGGTATGTGTAAGAAGAATATCATCGGTATTTAAAAAGTTGTAAGTACCACATGTCCAATTTGAAAAGGCTGGGATTGAAATTGTATAGCCTTCTGGAATTGTATATGATAGTCTTACTGACATCTTAGATGAGATTGGTCTAGTAATATTATAACCAAGTTGTTTACCAAGTGTAATAATATTCTGTTCTATAGTAGATGTTAATAGCATAACCTCATTAGCAGTCAAAGCATGATCCATATTAACACTTTGAATTCCATATGCCATGATATCAATTAGAATAGAGATATTTGAACCAAGATAATTGACATCACTAATTACACTATTTGCAACAAGTAAATCTTTGAAGGATGTTCGTATGGTATCAATATCAAGACTACCTGTTCCGAATGGAGAAATTAGTTCAGATGGTAACATTGAAGTCCTTTTTAACTATTTAATTTTTTAGTTCATCCATTCTATTTCATATTGATTCATAATAGATTTCATTCTATATACAACTTGCATATTAGGTATTTTTATTGGATCATTATAAGTAGTATCACTCATAATATGCATAAATAGAAAGTCTTTTAAGTCTGATATATTTAGTGGATCTGAAATAAATAATATATCATTTAAACTTGCTATTGCTTTTATGATAGCTACATCATAAGTATCTCCACCATAAATAAAGAAATTCACTAAACATTCTTTTATCTTAAGTTTCTCTGTCACACTTAAAGTTGAATAATTATTCAGCAAATTTATATAATAATCAATCGTTGCATTTATTGTTGCTGTTGGTAAAATAGCAAATGTGCTTCCTATCATTTTATTAAAATAATAGATTACCCACCAGTCATTAATTGTTTGATATTTCTTAAAAGCAATGCTCATCAGATTATCGTATTGAGTAGGAGTATATAATTCATACAAATCAGAAGCTAAAAGATTACCCCAATCAATATTCTTATAAATGTTTATAACAGTATTCTCTATAGGAAAATATTCATAGTATTTCATTATTACACCTCAAAGGTTTTGGATAGTACACCTTGTGCACCAGATCTTATAATGACATAAGTTATTGTCACAACAACAACATTTATTCCTTGATATGGAACAAAACTAATATCAGTCAATGTTATTCTTGGTTCAAATTCAATGATCATATTTTTAATTACTGCTTTCATACCAGCCCAAGTGATAGCATCATTTAACTCGAAGAGGAATTCTGAAAAGTTTGATCCAAGTTCTGGTCTGCCAGGAACTTCTCCCTTTTGAATAGTAAGAAGATTTGAAATTGAATTATTGATAGCATCAACCTCATATTTTAGCTCTACATCTTTAAATTTAGCATCAAGATTCTTTGATACATCTACATAGCTAGTTGCCATATTAAACCTTAAAAAGTTGTTTTAATTTTTCTGAGGCTGACTCAAAAAAGGTCTTTGGTGGATTTAGTTGAATTTGATCAGCTGTTACAATAATACTATCACCACCCTTTAAGATAACAGTTCCAACAGAATGCACAATGATATTAGAAGGTATCCCGATATAATAACAATCATTCTTTTTATCATAGTCAACTACCATCCTCTGTATGAATGTATCTAATAATTCTTGTTTAACTTTATTAATTGGCAAAGACATCGGAACTCCCTTCAGCACAAAAAGAACCACAAGAGATAGCATCTCCAATTCTTGCAATTGGTAATCCATTTACAAAAACATCTGAGCTACCTTCTGCCTGAACTCCATCGTGTATAGTGACTCCATCAGTGTGAGGTGCCCATTGATCTCCAAGTCTTACTACTCCTAAACTATCTGCAAATACGTCACTACTCGCTGAAGTACTTGGTTGAGGTGGAAATCCATCATGTCCAGATGATTGATCACCCAGTCGAACCACACCACTCATACAAACAATCCTACACTGGTGGATTTCATATATTGATTTGTATATGTATTTCTTGCCCTAGGATTGGTGATACTTGTTATACTATTCACTAATGCCTTTTCTGTTGATGACATATATTTGTATGTCATCTGTGCAGAGGCAACTAAACATGGATTATCAATTGCTCTAGACAAAAGATCCATAGCAGTCTTGATGATCTTTAATACTTGTGCTATTGCAGCCTCAACTGCAACCAATCCATCTATAAGAGATTTCATACTAACAAGAACAGTTCCAACCAAAGCTGCAAAAGCTCTTATTGCATCAAGAGACGAACCAAATATATCATCTATCACTGTTGCTAAAAATTGATCAAATCCAAGAAACTTTGCTAATTGTAATGCCATATCCTCACAGTGAATAAAATTACTATTCTTTTGAACTCTATGTGAAACTCCACCAAGATCATTAAAATTTGATTTATAAGAATTTCCAGTTATAGCATTATAAATTGCTTGCATCTCTGTTTTATTTTGAGTTGGTACACCACTTCTTCCAATCTGAGCAAGTAAACCAGCTGTTATGATATCTACAGACATAAAATTTACTCCTTTTAATTTAGTGAAATATTAGTAGCTTGAATGTCAAGTCCACCAGTCATTTGATAATGTGAATCACCATCGACATAAGTAGTCTTTGAACCAACTACAATTTCATATGAATCAGAAACAGATTTATAAACTACTTTACCATCTGGCTTGATCTCAATATAACTACCAGATTTGTGCTTTATACCAATTCTTTCATTTCCTGGTGTTTCATCAAGATAGATAACACCAGCTTTTGTTTGAATTACATTATTTAATGGATACTGAGATGAACCATCTAGTGATGCTGGTTCAGGACCAACAATACTACTGCTAGGTAAATTAGACAAAGTATGATAACTGCTCCCATCATCACCACCTCTCACATATCCATAATATACTGGTAAAGACACATCACCAAATAAAAACATGACATATACAAGTGATCCAACTTTAGGGGCAGATGAAATACCAGCAGATGCTTGATCACCTGAAAATAGCATTCCACATTGTTCTGCCCATGGACATGTAGCAGAGTCAGAATTTGAATCCATTATTCCATGGACTCTTACTCTGACTCTATCTCTTTTCTTTGGATCATCAGTTGCCGTAACTTCAGCAATATACATTCCTTCAAGTTTGAAAGTATCTGCAGTTTGATCCATTGTCCTTTTCATCTATTACCTCTTAGAAATTTGGAATATCAGTGAATCCAGTTACTTTAAAATATTCAAAGAAATCACAATCACCACCAACACCTGTAGAACTTGTATGAGTATCAAGTGGGCTTCTTACATAATCATAACGCACTTTTACACCAATTTGTTCTTGCAATGTAATAGGATCTGTGGCATGTACGATATCAATATTATAAGGAATAAAGATACCGCCACCAGAATCATAACCTTTGATACCAGCATGACCAACTATAACATAATCATCCATAGCATAACAATCCTCAATCATTTGAAATCCGCCTGTGATATGTGTTCCAATATATTTTGAGTTTACTAGATCAGTTTTAGTATTTGTTATCAAATCAATTGTTCTCAATGCTTGTGTTACTCTAGGAGATGCAATAATAAACCAAGCTCCATCTAATGATGTATTTTGTCTTATATTGCCGATAGCAGTATTAATTCTGCCAAGTATGTCTGTATATGTATCTCTAATACCACTAGCCATACCAAGAGATGCAATAAGAGATACATCAGATGTCTGTGGTGCAATAGTTTTCAGCCATTCAATATATGATTGTTCTACCTCTTGCATAACGATATTTGATATAGCAGATGTGATCTTATTATATCCATCAGGGTAAACTGCCATAATATCTTGAATAGCTTCTAGAGTAAAACCTGTTGAAATTGTCTTTGTTTTTGCAGTATAATCAATCTGATGTAATTCTGCTCTAAACTTATTTTTTTGAGTATTTGTTAGAATTTCTGCATCATTAGTTGCATATGTACCAGAGTAATTTCTAAAAATTGTACCAGCTTTTGCAATATTTGATAAAGTTTTTACTATAGTTGTTTGTGCAGCAACATATGGAGTTACATTATCAATTGCAATACCTGCTGACCATGCACCTGTTAAAGTTTGTACTAATATCAAACCAGATTCTACATAAAGAACATTTCCAGTTGCAACTCCACCAGCAGCTGAGATTTGACCACCCACAACAAATCCGGTTGTATCAGCTACTTGTAAAATTGTTGCAGCAGATACAGCTTCATCTTTACCAATATATTTCACAAGTACAACTGGAATTTTACCTGATGGAGTTGAAGCTGGAACATAAGAACTAATAAGAGGAAGAACAGAGTCTGATTCAGTTCTTTCAATTACAGCTCTTAGTAAGTTTTGATAGATAGCAACATCAGCAGTGCTGCCTTCATTAAGAGCTGATTCTTTTAAATTAGATTTTATTGCTCTTGCTAGACCAGACTGAACAGGTGTTAATACACTGTTAGCTGAAGGACTTGAATTTTCAAATACAATAGAAGTGTTTTTCATTAGCTTCCTTCCTTTTTAATTATTTAATTTTTAAGGAAGGAAGGTATTTATTTTGAGTTTAGATCATTAAGCTTTTCAATAAGAAGTTCTTTAAGTTTGTCATCTTCTCTTTTCAAACATTAATATACCTCTCTTGAATCTTTTCCATTTACAACAAGATTATCAAGTGATTGTACAATATCAGCAAAAACTTTATTTGGAATTTTACATAATATATTATTATAACTTTTAATACCAAGTTCACAAAAATCAGCTGGTAGTAAAGCAACTTTTGAAATAAACCCATGAGGAAATGTTGATATAGGAAAATCATTAGGATAGTAACCAAAATAATAAAGTAACATAGTAGAATCTAATTGAATAAAATATGGAATATTTATTATCTTATATCCAAGATCAGAATATATTTTATTCTTTCTTTCATCTCTTAAAATTGTGGATGAAGAATTAAAATGATGAAACCCATTAAACTCTACAAGTAGTTTTAATTCTTCAATTCTAAAGTCTGGTCTAAATTTACAATTTGAGTTAGGTATTATCTTATCATGAATTATTTCATACTTTGGATATAGAAGTTCAAGATATTTACCAAGTGATTCTTCTGTGAGGTATTGAGTATGCATATTATCTCCTAATATATTTTAGATATTATATTATGGAGTTGCTTAAAATAGTATTAAGAAGATTGATGACAAGAGATTTTGTCTCTTGTCATCATAACAAACCTATGAGAAGAAATTAATCTTCTCATTTAAGTTATGCTAAAGGCGTATTTGTAAAGTTTACAGTAAACATCT